CCGCGAGAACATCAGCCACATCATCGCGCACGCCGACGTGATGGTGCGCTATGCCGTGGGCCTGGAGTGCTGGTTCAACAAGAACGTACCGTCGATCCTGACCGCGTTCTCCTGGGTCAAACCTTTCGAGCTGGGCGCGATCGCGTGCCCGCCGGAGGATCAGCGCTACTACCTGCCGTACTACCTGAGCCCCGACGGGCCGGTCCTGCCGCCCGCGCAGTAGCACTCCGATGCCGACGATCACAACGACCGAGCTGGGCGCGGCCGGCCGCTACGTCGACTTCGGTGACCCGGCGTCGCTGCGCGACCTCGGCGCGCAGACGATCCTCGCGTATTGCCGGCCGACCGCAGCCGGCGAGGGCAACCTCGGGTATCTCATCAGCAAGCAGGTCGGCTCGACCTCCTGGAAGCCTCGCCTGATCGGTTCGGCGGGCTCTGCGTGTTGGGTGCTGGGCGGAGCGAGCGGCGGCGGACTCAACCCCGATGCCGAGACGACCAGCGGATCGCTCGTGTTCGGCGAGTGGGTGCATCTCGCGGCGACCTACGACGGCGGCCTGCTCGCGAGCGGGATGCGCTTCTTCATCGGCCAGAACGGCGCGACGATCACCGAGCACACCGGCCGCTCGAACACGTACGACGGAACGGGCTCGGTCGACTCCAACGCGGGCGGGATCTGCACGCTGCTGAACCGCCACAATCGCGGGCGCGCGTTCGTGGGCGACGTGGCCTACGTCGCGTACTGGAATCGCATCCTCTCGCTCGGGGAGTTGGTCACCGCGCAGGCGAACGGCCCGCTCTCGGTGCCCAGCGGTCTGGTGCTGTGCTGGGCCAATCAGCAGGACTACGGCCCGAACAGCCTCGCGCCCACGGGCCGCAGCACTTTCGTCGCTGGTGCGGTGCCGCCGAATACGGCGCTGGGCGGTGGCGCCGCGGCGGCGCTTGCCGGCGACGCAGTGGTATCGGTGCAGGGCAGCGGCGCGCTGCCGACGACGCATGCACTCGCAGGCGACGCGACCGCGGCCGTGCAAGCTGCGGGCGCCTTCGCCGAGCAAACGACGTTGCTCATCACCGACGTGGATGCGGGCAACGCCAATCCGGCCACGTCCGAGGTCACCGACGCGGGCACGGCCACGCCGACGATCGAGGTGCAGCGGCGCACCGGCGCTGATGGCGATGGCGGATGGAGGCACTTCCTCTTCGCGGTCGAGGGCGTCGAGGGTAAGGTGCCGGTGTTCCGCTGGGCCAAGGCGAGCCACCGGTTCGGCGGTGGCTTCACAGGCGCCTGGGCGCCCGTGTACACCACCGATTGGATCACGTGGACCAAGGCCGCGTCGCGCACGATCGGCGCGACCTGGATCGAGTGGGGTTTCGCCGATCCGCTGCCTGCCGGTCGCGTCTACGTTGCCTCGCATCCGCTCGGGCAGCAGGCGCATGCGGCGCCGTTCGCGGCGTACCTGCTGGCCACCTACCCGACGGTGGCTGCGCCAACGCCGTCGGCCGACGCATCGGGCATCTGCAACACGACGCCCGCCGAGTCGGACGATCTCTCGCGTGCCGTGGGCGCCAACGCACAGTACGCGATCAAGCTCGCGTGGCCCGGCCCGACGACGGACGGCGAGCCGAAGCGCAAGCTCGTCGTGCTCGCGGGCATGCATGCAGCCGGCGAAGCGCACTCGTGGCTCGGGTTCACGTCGGCGGTGCAGTGGATGCTGTCGGATTCCTCGGCCGAGGCCGCGGCGTTCCGCAGCAACTGGGACGTTCTGCTCTATTTCAATGTCACCGCGAACGGCCTGCGCGGTGGCAATGCGCGATGGAACTTCCGCTCGAGCCAAGATCCGAATCGAGACTGGAAACTGAGCGGTTCGAGCACGCTGGCCGAGATCACCGCACTGCGAGCTGCGATCGAGTCCGACACCGGCGGCGCTGCGAACGTGCTGTATTCGTTCCACGGTGCCGCGGACAAAGCCTCGAGGTTCAACATCTACGTGATGGCGCCCGACATCGACGCGGGCACGCGCCGGCCGATCATGCAGGCCTTCATGACGTTGGGTACGTCGATCTTCGGCGTGGCGAACGCGAATACGCCATACGCCGAGACCAGCACCGAATTCTGGTGGGGCTATGCCAAGCTCGGCTGCGCGCTGTCGTTCCCTGTCGAGCTGCAGGCGTTGGGCGAATCGAGCCAGGCAGAGGCCGAGTTCGTTGGCCGCGCATGGATGCAGACCTTGCAGGCGCTGGACGCCGCCGAATGGTTCGCCGGCGCCGCGCTCGCGGCCGCTCCCGCCATCTCCGTGCAGGCCGGTGGCGCGCTCACGACCGCGACTCAGATCGTCTCCGCCGCAATCATCGCGACGACGGCCACCGGCACGCTGAGTACCGGTGTGCAGCTCGATGCCGCCGCGGCCTCCGCTGCGCTCGCCGCGGGCGCGCTCACGGTGCAGCTCCGCCTGCGCGCCGATGCACTGGCCGCCGCGGTCGCTGCGGCCGGTCTCACAGCCGCGCTGCGGCTCGCCGCATCCGCGCAGGCCGGGGCGCAGGCCTCGGGCGATCTCACCGCGGCTGGCGAGGGTGCCGCACTCGCCGGCAATGCCGCGGCGGCAGCGCTCGCCACCGGGTCGATCACGATCCAGATCCGCCTGGCGGGCGCCGCGCTCGCCTCGGCGATCGCCCAGGGCGTGCTCGCCGGCAGCGCGGCGACGCTGCAGGCCGATGCGATCGCCGCCGCGCTGGCCACGGGCGACATGGAAACGGCGGTGCGGCTCGCGGCCTCGGCGCTCGCCTCGAGCGCGTCCACGGGCGCCCTCACCGCGCCGGGCGCCGGCGGCGCCCTGCAGGCCGACGCGCAGGCGATCGTCATCGCCGAGGGCGGGCTCACCACCAGCATTCTGGTCGCCGGCGCCGCTGCGGTGGTCTCGCAGGTCACCGGCACGCTGGATGTCGGGCTGACGCTGCGCGCGAGTGCCTTCGCCGCAGCGGCGGCCGACGGGATGCTGCTCACGCAGATCCAGCTCAATGCAGCGGCGCTGGCCGGGGCGCTCGCACGCGCGACGCTCACCACGGCAGGGCCGCCGCTCGCAACCCATGGTGCGCGCCGGCCCGGGCAGCGCGGCCGGCAGGCCGTCAATCAGCGGAGGCCGCGGCAATGGGCCTAAGAGTCGTCATCGCGCCGACCGTGGAGCCGGTCACGCTCGAGGAGGCGAAATTGCATCTGCGCGTCGAGCATGACGCCGAGGACACGCTCATCTCCTCTCTCATCTCCGCCGCGAGGGGACAGTGCGAACATCTGTTGGAGCGCGCGATCGCGCGGCAGACGCTCATGCTCGCCATCGACGAGTTCCCGGCGGATGGTATCCGGCTGCCATGGCCGCCGATCGTGACCATCGATTCCCTTGCCTACGTGGATGTCGACGGCATCGAGCAGACGATGCCGCCAGCAGGCTACTACCTCGACGAGGCGCAGGAGCCATGCTGGCTGTTGCCCGCCTATGGCTCGAGCTGGCCGAGCGCCAGAATCGAAGCAAACGCGGTGCGGGTGACCTACCAGGCCGGCTATGCCGAGTGCCCAGCCGAAATCAAGGGCTGGCTGCTGCTCACGATCGGCACGCTCTACGCCACGCGCGAATCGGCTTCGGATCGGCCCGCTCAGCCCAGTCCCTTCGTCGATCGACTCATCGACCGTTGGAGGGTGTACGGATGAGCGCAGGGCGTCTGCGTCATCGCGTCACGATTCAGCGGCGAATCGAGACGCGCGATCCGATCACAGGCGCCACCTCGTACGGCTGGGCGGACGTGGCCACGCTCTGGGGCGCTGTCGAGCCGCTATCCGCGCGCGAGTTCATCGCCGCGCAGGCCGCGCACTCGCAGGTGTCGGCGCGCATCACGATCCGGTTCCGCGACGACATCACGGCGGCGATGCGCGTGCTGCACGGCGCGACGGCGTATGACATCGAGGGCGTGATCCCGGACGCCCGTTCCGGGCGCGAGTGGCTGACGCTGCCGGTCTCCACGGGGGTGCGTGATGGCGCATGACACGCAGACGCTGCACGGGCTGGACGACCTGCTCGCGAAGCTCCAGGCGCTGCCGCCGGAGATCGTAAGCAAGTCCGGCGGGCCGGTGAAAACCGCCCTCAGGAAGGGCGCGAAGGTCATCGCCGAGGAGGCGGTGCGAAACATTCGCGCGATCGTCTCGGACGACCCGCACTACGTATCGACGGACCAACTGGCGAAATCGGTGGTCGTGCGTCGCGATCCACGCCCGCAGAGGTCCGGCGCGAACGAGCGCTTCCGGGTGATGCTCGCGCGCAAGAAGTACCCGGGGCGCAACCTCGGCACGATCGCCACGGGGCGGTACCTGGAGTTCGGCACCGAGAAGCAGCGCCCGACGCCCTGGCTCACGCCGGCCTATCTCGCCAAGCGCCAGGCCGCGCTCGATACCGTCGTGCGCGAACTGCGCATTGGCGTCGATCGAGCGATTCGCAAGGCATCGAGGCGCTGATGTTGCCGCTCGTCTATCCGGTGCTCATCGGAGATGCCGCGGTCTCGGCGCTCGTCGCCACGCGTATCTATCGACACGGTCGCGCGCCGCAAGAAGTGGCCGTGCCCTATATCACATGGTCCATCTCGGGTGCGCCGGAGAACGCCTTCGAGGGGCCGGACCACGATTTCTGCCGCGTGCAGGTCGACTGCTGGTCGGATGACGACGCGCAGCTCGAAGCGCTGGGAAAGGCCGTCCGCGATGCGATGGAGCCGCACGCGCACATGACGCTCTTCGAGGGCACGCCGGATGACACCACCGGCCGCTTCCGAATGATGCTGCTCTTCGACTGGATCGAGCCTCGATAGAGGCTCGCCGCTTCACCACCAGCCGCCTTCGGGCGGCCTTTTCGTTTCTGAAGGAGTTGAAATGGGCACTCCCATCAAGAGCCAGAAGACGGAGCTGTACTGGGCGTCGGGCCCGACGGCGACGTCGCGCGTCGTGGCCGCCGCGAGCATCAATGGGCTGGGCGGCCCGGCCGACCAGATCCCGACCACTACGCTCGACAATGACACCGACCACACATTCCTCGGCGGGCTGGGGAATCCAGGCGCGGTTACGGTCGCCTTCAACGTCCATGCCGGCGAGATCGCACACGAGGCCGTGCTCGCGCTCAAGGACTCCAAGGACGTCGTTTCGTGGGGTATCTATGGCCCCGGGTCGCCGGTGCCGACGGCGGTGGGCTCTGTCATGCAGCCCTCGGTGACCCGGCCCTCGATGATCTTCCAGGGCTACGTCTCCGACATCAACGTCGACATCGGAGAGAACAACGTCTGGAAGGGCAGCATCACCATCCAGCGTAGCGGCGGCCTGACCATCGATCTGCTCGCGCCATGAGCAAGTACGAGTCGTTTTTCGTCTCCGACGAGATCCGCGAGCGCAAGGTCACGCTCGCCGACGGTACCGAGCATCTCCTGCATTTTCGCGAGTTGCCGGCGGTGGAGTTTCGCAAGTTCGGCCTCGCCGAGCGATCCGAGGATGACGACGTCCGGTCCGAAGCGACCGTGCGCCTCATCGCGGCAAGCCTGTGCGAGCCCGACGGCAGCTCGGCGATCACGCTCGAGCAGGCCCGCAAGCTCAAGCCGCATGTCGCAAGCGCCCTGTTCGAGGCGGTGCTGGACGTGAACCGCGTCCGCCGAGGCGAGCAGGGAAACGCATAACGGCCGGCGGCGAGCAATGGTTCTGGCACGTCCTCGCGCTGGCGCTCGGCGGGCGCTCGGTCGCCGAATGGCAGGCGTCCATGACGCAGGCGGAGTTCGAGTCGTGGATCGAGTTCTATCGCCGCTGGCCATTCGACGACCGGCATCGGTACTACCGGCCGGCCGCGTTCATCGCCGCTTCCGCGGGCGCCAAGCTCGAGCAGGCGCTCGACTGGCTGCAACCCGCCGAGCCTATCGACGCGCTCTCGGCTGCGTTCGGCATTCCGGTGAGATGACATGAGCCTTGGCACCATCGTCGTCGATCTGCTGGCGCGCACGGGCAGCTTCGAGACCGACACCAAGCGCGCCGCGAAGCTCGCCCAGCAGCGTGCGAAGGAAATCGACGAAGCGTTCGAGAAGGCCGGCAAGGCGGTCGGCCTGGCGCTCGCCGGCATCGCCACGGCGGCGGCCATTGCATTCAAGTCGACCATCGACCGCATGGATGAGTTGTCGAAGGCCGCGGCTCGCGCATCGATGCCGACCGAGGATTTCTCGCGCCTCGCCTATGCCGCCGACCTGGCCGATGTGTCGATGCAGGACCTGCAGGGGTCGATGGGCAAGCTCGCCAAGGCGCAAGGCGACGCGGCCCAAGGGGCGGCCGAGCAGGAGCGTGCATTCAAGGCGCTCGGGATCGCATATAAGAACGCCGACGGATCGCTGCGCGGCACGAAGGACGTGTTCTTCGACTTCGCCGACAAGTTCAGGAAATTCCAAGGCTCACCGGAGATCGTCACGCTCGGGATGACGATCTTCGGCCGGTCGTTCCAGACCTTGATTCCACTGCTGAAGGACGGTGCACAGGGGCTGAAGGACGCCGGCGCCGAGGCTGATGCATTCGGTGTCACGGTATCGACGCGCGCTGGCCTGCAAGCCGAAGCCTTCAACGACAGCATCACGCGACTCACTAAGGCGATCGAGGGCCTGAAGATCGAACTGGTGCAGGGTCTGCTCCCAGGGCTTCTGGATGTCACCCAGCGCTTTCTCGATGCTCGCGAGGCCGGGCTGGGCTTCATCGACGCGTTCGATATCGCGGCCAACATCAAGGGTTTCATGACGCTGGACGAGAAGATCGCGGACGTCCAGCGGCGCATTGCGGATGTGAAGTCTGGCAAGTGGACCGGGCTGTTCAGCACAGACGGCCTGGCAGACCTCGAGGCACGGCTCGCCAAGCTGACAAAGCTCCGGGATCAGTTCAGCGACAGGGCGATCAACGCTGACATGACCGCCCTCGGCGGGTCGACGCCTGCGCCGCGCGCGAAGCCGCTCAGCCTATTGGGCGGCAGCAAGGCGAAGCGCGATATGACGCCGATCGACATGACCGACGAGCAGCGCACGCTGATCGCCGCGATCGGCCTGTACACCGACATCGAGAAGCGTTCGAAGGACTACGGGCTCACGCTGCAGTGGCTCGACCAGCTGTACTTCGACGGCGCGATCAAGGTCGAGCAGTACGACGTCGCCGTGCAGCAGCTCACGCATTCGACCGAATCGTTCGGTAAGGATGG